GGCTCCCGAGTGGTTCCGTCAACTACAATGGGCTGGTCAACCGGGGCAAGGTCAGGCTCCGGCATGATGCATGGTGGGTTCAACAAGTCAGTGAGGGATCGTGCACGTTCAGCAAACTGCACGAGGCGCGAAGGGTCAGCGTTGGGCAGCACGCGGTAAGCTTCGTCAGTCATCCACTGCGCCGGGAAGTTGGGATAATGCACCCGGCGTTCCACAAAACCAGTATAAGAACGAATGGTCTTGGCGTGGCGACTGACCGGCATGCCACCTCCCCAAAAACAGACACGACTGATGTACTGCCCTATTATGGGCGTGTGCGTGTCAGAATGCAGGAAACCACGAGCCTTTTCCAGCAGTTTCTGCTCAGGTGTGACATCGGCAGGGAGCGGGGTCGTGAGGTGAAACTTGGTGAGCTGTCGTGGCAGATCACACATGCTATTCGTGTCACCGGTCCAAACATTGGGGCCGTACGTACGGGCAAGGAATTGTATGCCCATAGCACCATGACGGATAGACTCGGCTTTAATGCGCAGACCTGTAGACTCAGCAGCTTTCTCTATGGCACTATCAGCCACGTCAGGAACGAGTCCATCATCACCGCCGAAAAACGCACGCAACAAATGCTCCCAAGATTCGATGGGTGTATAGTGCATGCGACGGTAAGCGACATAAGCAGTGAACGCGTTCACGAGAGTATTAAAATTCGACGTCTCAGGGGAACCAGAGAGACGCGAGAATAGTGTCTCGTATTTGACGCCGGCGGAGGTGCGGGCATTTTGATGGTGCTGTGAGCGCTGGACACGCAACATGTCAACATGGAACGCCGTGGCAAACAGCCGACACGTATAAGCCTCTTCCAGCATGCGTTGGGTAGGTCCCATTGTGCCATCAAAGCGCGTGAAATCTGTCTTAGTGATGGTAGTGGACAGAGAGCAGATGAGGGCAACGCGGTTAGCGATTTCCAAAGGGGTGAGGGAAAAGGCGTACCAAGGCAAGGTCTTGAGGTGGTCGGCAATGGGGTAATTGTACGTCGACCACTCAGACTTATCGGTGGGGCAAATCGTGGAGATGTTGCGAGGCGGAGCGGGCTTCTGATAAGCTTCGGCTTTAAGGAAGGATTTGACTTCCTGGAGGCGATCAGACGCCCACGCAACAGTGGAGTTCGCAACATGCAGCAGCAGTCGTTGGCTGGGTCTGTCTTGCCGGACAAAGTTCTCATCATAAGAATACGGTGCACTTTGATGAGGAATTGGCACACAGTGTTCTACGAACTCGGCAATACAACGCATGGTAA